AGTCACCGACGAGGAAGTCGAGGTGGCGCTTGGTCGAGGCGAGCGCACGGCCCTGGGCAAGCCAGTCTTCGAAAGCGAGATTGTCGGGCAGCGCCAGAGCCAGCGCCGCTGTTTCGATGGCGCTCATGGGTGCAGGGATAGGCGAGAGTGCGTTCATCGAATTACCTCCTTCAGTTGTGGCGATACGATCGAGGGGTGGTGGAGAAGCGACCCGTGCCCTGTCGTCTGACCTGGCGCTGGTACTGCTCGGCGGGGAGAACGGTGACGACGGTTCGATCCTTGACCGCGATCCTCTGCCCGGTCGGAAGTCGCACATGGCATTCGGCTCCGAGCGCCGCGGCGAGTTGAATGGCCGGCGTGGTAAGGGCTGCGATGATGGCCTGGTCGGACAGATTGGCCACCCGCTCGCGGAACCGCTCGATAGCGTGCTGGGAGACGTGGAGGTTAGGCATGGGTCGGCTCCATGCGAGGCTCCATGCGAGAGGGGCCGCGTCTACTATCTACCCTTTCGCGCGCGTATTCCTTCTCCTGCGCTTTCTTACCTATTTTTCTTTTTCTTAGAATAGATAGTAGACAGTAGACATTCAGGCGAAGGTGGCGTGTTTTCAACAAGTTGCGGTGTCTACCGGTTTGTCCATCATCCCATCCGTCTACTGTCCACCCGTTCATTTCTGTTAGCTCTTTGGTGAACGAAAAACGGCGCAAAATTGCGGAGATGGTAGACGGTAGACAGGTGGTGGACGGGTTCATGCGCCGATCTCCCGCTTGAAAATCTTCACGGATCGGCGCTTGCCATCGACTGTTTCCTTGCCCTGTTGGGCCTCGAAACCGATACGGCGGAGTGATGCGGCTGCGCGGTCGCGGGCCCGTTTGTCCATGCGATCATAGGGCATCCCGAGCGCGTGAAGAGCGGCCGCTACGGTGGTCGAGGTGATGCCCTCAAGCTTGTGAAGGAACACTTCATCCCAGACATCGCCTTCTTCGCGCTTGGCGCTTTCGCCGGTGGCGAGAACCTGCTCCTCTTCTTCGAGCCACCAGCGCTCGTCGTCGCAGAACGCGGTGTATGCTTCGGCCCAAAGTTGATCGCGGCGGGCCTTGATCTTCTCGAGATCGGCGCGGACGACTTCGACTGGCCAGTATCGCCGGTTGCCGGTAGTGTCGGTCAGATAGCCGGTTTCGCCCGGGTTGATCGTGCCGAAGAACACGCACTGGCGCGGGTGGTCGCTGGCCATCTTGGCGTAGGGAAGCACTACGCGGTCGGACTTCATCGACAGCATCCCCTTCACCTGGTTCTGATCGCGCTTGGCAATTGCGATGAACTCGGCGAGCTCGACGACCCACGCCCCCATCATCGACATGACCATCTTGTTGTGTTGATCGAAGAGGTTGACCGATTCCGCGGTCCAGTCCTCGCCGAACAAGGTGGCAATCGCGGACGATTTGCGGATCCCCTGCGCACCCTCGAGCACGAGAACGGTGTCGACTTTACAGCCCGGGCGGAATGCGCGCGCCACGGCAGCGATCAGCGTTTTGCGCCCGACGAGGCGATTGAACGGCGATTTCGGAGCGCCAAGGCATTGCTCAAGCCAATAATCGAGGCGCCGCGTTCCATCCCATTTCAGGCTGCGCAGGTAATCACGCACCGGATGGAAGGCGTTGTCCTTCGCATGGCGGATTATCGTCGGTAGCAGCGCTTCGAGTGGAGGATCGAAACCTTCGTTTTCGAGCAGCAGGCGAATGTCGATCAGGTGGCTATCCTCGATCGGGTGGCCGTTCCATTCCGCGCGCTGGGCCAGCTCGTTCCAGCGGATCGTGTTGCCGAGCTCCTTGATATTCTGCAGATGCAGGATCAGGTTCGTGACCGATTTCTTCGGCCCCTGCCGGCCATTCTGCAGCTTCGCCTTCCACGCTTTCAGATCAATAACGTCGGCCATCATGCGGCGTACCTCTGTTCTTGCGCGACAGCGCGGGGCAGTCTGGCCTGCCGCAGGATCGCTTTGTTCAACGTGGCGGGGTTGATGCCGCGGGCGTGGATGGTGTCAGGCAGGCTGACCCATGAGATTTTCGCGAGGTCGCCGAGGGCCAGCTTGCCGGGTACGAGGTCGCGTTCGGGCGCCGGATGGGCCCATGCGCCCTTTCGGGTTGCGCACCAGCGGGCGAAGAATTGCGCGCGCTCAACTGCCCAGGCGGTGAAGAACTCGCGCGGGCTGCGGAAGACGGTGCCTTCCTCGCGGGTCTCGAAGCGGCCGACGAGTGCCGGGCCTCCGTCGCCAAGGATGAACGCGGCGTCGGTTTGCGGATCCCATGCAATGACGGTTTCGATGCCGAGCCAATCCCAATCGAACGGGCCGAGGCAACGGGGCGCGGGGTGCGCGGCAAGGACGAGGTGACGCTCGCCGTCGTGCCAAAGGCGGAACGGGAGGAGGGCGAAAGGGGCTCCTTCGTCCTTCCGGTCAATGCGAAGCGCACGGCCGATCGCGGGGTGCCAATCGGGGCAGGTCCACCATGTTTTCGCCGGCGTGTCTTTCGCGAGGCTGTGGAAGTGGGTCGAGACGATGTTCTGCGCTTCGTGCTTCGTTTCATCGTCGAGCTTGCAGAGGGCGAGGGCGTCGAGGCAGAGTTCGATTTCACGCATTGATCAGGCCCTCCGTCATCAGGCGATTACGCACGTCGTCGACCGACCAGGCGGCGAAGGCGATACCCCCGGCCTTGGCCTGCGCATTGGCGAACTTGATCTGCGCCGGTTTGAGGCGGTCCTTTCCCGTCTTCGCGTCAATCCAGATCGCGCGGCCCTTGAGGGTGGCGGCGATGTCGAGAGCACCCTTCGTCCCGAACTTCGCGGGGCGACCGTCGCGGGTGTAGAGAAGGCCGGGCGTGTCGATCGGGACCGACATCGCGCCGATGGTCGACAGGTAGAGCCGGATTTCGTTGACAAGATCGGTGTGGGCGGTGCTCAAAACACGTCCTCCGTCTTCGGAGGTTTCCCGTTAGCGTACATCCCGCACCAATCTGTCGACGGTGTTTGCGGGAATGCGCGCCAATCCATATCGTCGCCATAGCTGTCGCGCGTCCTACTCAAGGTGGGCGGCATTGCGCGGCACTTGCCATACGGCCTGTTGTATTCTTGCCCGGCGGGCAGCCAATAGCGGCAGGTTTGGCAGGTCTCGCTCATGCCGCTTTACTCATGCGACCGGACATCACCTTGCGGGCCCAGAATTCGGGGTTCTTGTAGCCACGTTCGCGACCGACCCGGATCAGGTCCTCGAGCGACCGGGCGCGACCGACTTCGCGCCGCTTCTGCACCTGCTCGGCGCGCTTGACCTCTTCCAGCGTGCCCTCGACCTGCTCGATTTCGCGGGCCTTCACTTCGGGCGCGTGACCGCATTGCGGGCAGGACGGGGCTGGGCGGTAAACGAAAAAGCACTCTTCGCACTGGCGAACCGGCACTTCGGAGGGTGCGGCGCGCTTCTTCTTCTCGCGATCGGCAAGACTCCATTCGCGAACGTCGTCGGGCAGCCCATGCGTGATCGAGTTGCCCGCGTGGTCGAGAATGATCGCCTCCTCTTTCCCGGGGAGGGGGCGGAGCGCGCGGCCAACTTGCTGCAGATAGAGGGAAAGGGATTTCGTCGGGCGCAGGAGGATCGCCGCTTCGATCGCGGGGACGTCGAAGCCCTCGCCGAATAAGTCGGCGTTGGAGAGGATCAGGGTGTCACCGCGGCGGAAACGCTCGACCGCCGCGTCGCGATCTTCGTTCGACATCGAGCCATCGACGTGCTCGGCGGTGATCCCCGAAGCGCGGAACTGCGCGACGATGTTCTTCGATGCGTCGACGCCAGCGGCGAAGACGACCGCGCGCTTGCCCGCGCAGAGGCGCTGATAGTGGCCGATCGCGTCACCGACGATCGTCGGCTTGTCCATCGCTTTCGCGAGAGCGCCGCGCTGGTAATCGCCTGCGGAGGTCGCAATCCCAGAAAGATCGGGCGCAGCGGGGGCGAACAGGCGGAAGGGGCAGAGCGAACCCTCTTCGATCAGGTCGGCGGTGGTGGGCCCTTCGACCATCTCGCCAAACCAGTTGCCGAGGCCCTGCCCATCGAGGCGCCACGGTGTAGCGGTCAGACCGAGGACTTTGCAGTTCGGGTAGAGGTGGAAGAGACGATCCCACGACTTCGCGCCGATGTGGTGCGCTTCGTCGAAGATGATCAGCTTCGGCTCGGGCAGCTGGTCGACGCGGTTTGCGATGGTCTGGATGCTGGCGACCTGCACAAGCGCAGTCGGGTCGGAAACATGCCCGGCCTTGATCGTGCCGTGCGGGATGCCGAGCGAATGGAATGTGTTCGATGCCTGGTCGGCGAGCTCGCGGCGATGCGTAAGCCACCAGGTCGGATTGCGACGCGACGCGGCGCCATGAACTATGGTGGATGCGGTGAAGGTCTTGCCCCCGCCGGTAGGGAGTACCAGTAAGGTCGCGCGCTCCCCGCGCCCATACGCAGCGCGGCAGTTGTCAATTGCTGTTTGCTGGTATGGGCGAAGGGTGATCATTATTTCACCTCGTCGCGCTTGTCGGCGATCGAGGCGTCGAGATCAGCCAGCGTATCGGCGTCGATGTCGTCGCGGTGCTGGTTGAGCATGTCGTTAGCCGCGTCGATGTCGGGCTTGGTGTTGGCCGAGGCGATCATGCGGCGGATGCGCGCGACTTCAGTGTCTGAGGCGCGCTTTGCCTTTTCCTGCTTCGGCTTTTCTTGCTCGACCACCTCGCCTTCGACCTGCTCGACCTCTGGCTCTTCGACGTCATCGACATCATCGGCCGGCGCAGCCTGCTCGATCAGCATTTCGCTCGACAGGGGCTTCGCTTCTTCGGGGGCTTTGAAATCGGCGGCGAGCGTTTCGTCGCGCTGGATGAAGTCCTCGACATCGGTCGACATAGGCAGGCGTTTCGAAAGGCGGCGCATCACAGTCTTGCGAGCCATCTCGGAGAACCAGTCGGCCCACGGGCCTTTCTGACCCGAACGGCTGACCGCGCGGACCTTGTTCAACTGGTCGAGATCCATCACCTCGAGCAGCTGCGTGCCATCCTTGAGGACTGCGGTCGCATAGGCCCCGATGATGTCACCGCGGGGCTGGCCGAGTTTCGGCGGGACGTGATGGACGTCTTCGTCGTAGCCGTAGCGCACTTCGAAATCGTCGTTCTCGTACACGCACTGCGCGCTGATCTTCGCGACTTCGCCGGACTGCCTGATCTTCTTGAGAACCCCGGCAATCATGGGCATCGCCTGGACCTTCTTGACCCAATCGTTGCCCTGCTTCGTGTTGAAGATCACGAGCGCGGCTTCGCGCCCATCGGGCAAAAGGCCATCCTGCGCTAGGCGAACGACTGCGCCGAAGAGGCTGCGCCGGTCGGCTTGCAGAAGGTTCGGGTCGTTCTGCACAGCGGTCATCGCGACGCGGCTGAACTTCTCGACGGTGACATGCGCGGGCAGCGCCGCTTTCAATTCTGGGGCGAGATTGCCCATCTGGTGGCGAACAATCTCGACGGGGTTGTCCCGCTTTTCGGCAAGTTGGGTAGCCATCGTAGTCTCTCCTTTTTCAGGCTGCTTCACTCAGCGGAGCGGCCGCCGAGAGATCGATGCGCTTGCGCGCGTATTCGGGGAGGCCGACCGGCATCGGGCCGTCAGCGTATGCTGGCCAGCAATCGGCGCTGAGGCAGTCGGCGAAGATGCGGATCGCTTGGCGATTGAGCAGCCGGCCGCGGTGAATGTCTTCGGACGGCAGTTCGTAAAGGCTGACTGTCACTGGGTCCGAGGGCTTCTCTGCCTTCTCGCACACGATATTGATCCAGTGGGTCGGCTCTTCACCGTAGACCTGGCGAATGCCTTCAAAGTAGAAGGCCGCGCTCTGGTGATAGCCGAAGTTATCGATCGCGCGCCCGAAGCCGTGGGGGCTGCAGAAGGTCGGCGACATGAACTTGAGATCGGCGAGGACGCGAACCGGGCCACCCGATACGATGCTATCGGGTCGGAAGTCGGGCCGGGCGCGCAGCCACACACCGGTTTCGGCATCTTGCCAGACGATCGTTTCTTCGGTGACGCCTTTCGACAGCGCCGTCATCGCGAGGTTGTTCTCGCTGAGCACATCGGCGACGCGGATGGCGGTCAGGTGATCGTCATGCTTGAGGACCGTCTTGCCCGCTTCGATGGCCTCGTCAGCCGCGGCGATCGCTTCGGCGAACTTCTTCGTCGCGGCGCGAGTGAATCCTTCCGGCAGGATATGGTAGTGGTCAGCCCACCGGTCAGCGAGCAGGATCAGGTCATGCGCCGCCTTGCCGATCGCGTAGTGGCTCTTGTCCTGCTCTGGCGGGCGGTTCGGATTGAGCGGGCTGTCGAACCAGTAGTGGTAGGGCGATGCGCTGAGGATGCGCTTGGCGCCAGATGACGACAGCGACGGCCCGGGAAGCAGATCGGGGTTGCGGTGATAGTCTTCATTGTCGATGTCGGCGTAAGCGCCGGGGGCAGTGATTAGGCTCATGCTGCTTCCCCCCGGGTGAGGCCAAGCCTGCGGATCTTGCCCATGACGGAACTGCGGGAGCGGTTGAGCGCCTCGCTGATCTGGTTGGACGTTTCCCCGCGAAGCCAGCGAGCGCGCAGGTTTTCGATTTCGGATTCCGACCAGCCCTCTTGGTGCGGGTAGTAAGCGCGCCCGCCGGTTTGTCGTTCGGGCTTCTGCTGCTCGCCGAAATAGGACGGGCGAAGGGAGCGAATGCTGATCATGCAGCCTTCCTTTCGTTGAGAATTTCGATGGTGCGATCGATCCGGATCAGTCCGTTCGCCTCGAGAAAGGCGAGCGCTTCAGCGGCTTGGTCCTCGCGGCATCCAAGCTGTGCGGCGAAAACGGCATCAGACGGGCAGGGCCCGGACCAGTCGCGAAGAATGCCCATGAGATCGGCGGCGCGGATGACGGCAGAACTCACTTCCACCACCCCTGCACAATCCCGACACCGACGATCGAGACGACGACGAAGCCGGTGAGGAAGGAGAAGACGACCGCGCGCCACAGGGCGGGGGTGGGTTCGTCGAGAGGCTGCAACGCCTCCGCTTCGATCAGGCGGGGATCGATCATGCGACACCCCCAGCCATCAGATAAGCCAGCCCGACGAGCATGAGCCCGCCGAGGAAGCCCCACAGCCGCGGCACCCAGACGGCGCGCACGTTCTCCCGCGTGAAGGGAAGGGGCTCGCTCATGCTGCGACCCTTTCCTCTTCCACCTTGGCCGCCGCGTTCGCGCGCACCAGTACTTCGGCTAAGGGCGGACACACGCTATTGCCGCACTTGGCGACCTGCGCGGTCTTGGTCAGTTTTCGGCCCTCGGCATCGTGTTCGATAATGTAGTCGGGTGGAAAGCCCTGAGCCGCGAAAAGCTCTCGCGGGGTGAGCATTCGCAAACCGATATCGACGATCACGTATTCCTCGCCCGCGATGGTCACGGTGACGAGCCCGAAGCGATCGTTGACCGTGACGGTGCCAAGCGGGCCGTCGATGGTGTGGCCGTGACTTTCGTTGCCGTAGTACTTGATCAGGAAGGCGCGGACTTCGGCCATGTGGGTGCCGCCCGCGCTGACGGTGTGTAACGGGTCCTCGACGCTCTGGCCGTGCGCGCATGTGCCTCGCAGCTTGACGAGGTTGCTGGTCACCAGCTGCTGTTGGCTACCTGTGGTGGCGACGGTCGACATCGGTGCATCGGCCGCGCGACCGGGTAAGGTTTCATTGCGAGGCCCGCCGTTGGCTTGCATCATGTGCGCGACTGCGAGCGCGTGCTTGCCGCCTCCCGCGACGACGGTGCCGAGTGGCTTTTCCGCGTCGATGGCGCGCGGGGCCTGCCCCTTGCGTTCGCCGTAGCCAGTCTGCACCAGGTGCGCGGCGACCACGCCTAGCGGGGCACTGCCGCCCGGACGCTTCACGAAGCTGTTGGCGGTGACGGTTGCGAGTGGTTCGCCCATGTCGTGGCCGATCGCACCGTTGCGGAACTTGGTGACGTGCGGCGATACCACCGCCATCTCGCCGCGATTTGCGCCGGTCACGGTCGGCAACGGATCAGAAAGTGGGTAGGACCGGCCCGGGCTTCCGTGATGCGTCAGCGGCACGATGAACGGCGAGGGGTTGTTGATCACAAATTTGACGATGCCGTGCGCGATGCGGCGCAGCGTCTTTTCAGCGAGCGGCTTCTTGCGCTCGAAGATGCTGGGGCATGGCACCGACCAGTCGATGATTTCGGCAGCGGTGCGCCACGGCTTGAGCTTGCCCGCTTTCACGTCGTCGCTGTCGGGCGCGCCATGGGTCGGTTTGGGCCAGACGATCGGTTGGCCGTCGCAGCGGGCGACCATGAAGAAACGCTTGCGGATGGTGGGCGCGCCGTAATCGCACGCGCGCAGTTCGCGGAATTGCAGCTTATAGCCCGCCTTACGCAGCTGGCGGCACCATTTCTCGAACGTCTCGCCTTTGCGCTCCTTGATCGGCTTGCCCTCTTCGCAGAGCGGGCCCCAAGTGCGGAATTCCTCGACGTTCTCGAGCAGGATCAGGGCGGGCTTCACGCGCTGAGCCCAGAGCACAACGACCCATGCGAGGTCGCGGATCGACTTGTCGCGGGGCTTGCCGCCCTTGGCCTTGCTGAAATGCTTGCAGTCGGGTGAGAACCACGCGAGGTCTACCGGCTTGCCAGCGGTGACTTCCCTCGGGTCGATCTGCCAGATGTTGTTGCGGATATGCACGGTGTCGGGATGGTTGGCCTCGTGCATCCGGATCGCTTCTTCATCGTGATTGATGGCGATATCGACGGCGCGGCCCAACGCGGCTTCGATGCCGATGCTGGCGCCGCCGCCCCCGGCGAAATTATCGACGATCAGACCGCTCATGCTGCCTTGACCTCCCGCACCGGCGTAATCCCGCCGAGCGCGGCGACGCTCTCGCGCATCTCCACCGCGCGCTCGATCAGGTCGTCCAGTTCCTTGATGATGCGATCGGCCTCGCAGGACTTCACCTTCTCATCGAGCAGCGCCTCGCGGGTGACTGCCGAAACATCGCCAAGCTCTTCGGTGATGGTCAGGATCTTTTCGCGAAGACCGGTCGCGTCGACTTCGGTTTCGGGCAGGGCGACGAACACGCCACCGGCAAGCCGCGCCATCGCCATCGTGACGAACGGCTTCTCGGCCAGTTCCTCGAGCCGGGCGGCGTCGATAAGGTTGAAGAAGAAGTCCTCGTCGTTGCGGTTGACGTTGCGACCGACGACCGTCTTGCTCTTCCCGATCTCTTCGGCCGAGGCGACGATCCCGCCAAGGCTATCGGTCAGTTCGCGGCTCGCCTGCTTAAGCTTCTTCGCGCGAGCGCCAGGGGATAGCGTCATTGGGAAATCTCCAAGGTCTTTCCCTTTGCGCAAGCGCACTCGGCTGCGGCATCAGGACGGTCATGGTCAGAAGGTTCGACAAAGGCGCCGGGAAGGGCATTGGAGGGAGAGGAGAGAGAACCCTCCCCGGCGCAGTCCACCGCGCGACCCGAAGTGCGCGGCATGGAGAGGGATGCGCCGCCGTCGGCCAAGGGGGACAGGCTTCGGGCGACGCTGGCCGTTGCGTCTTGCGAGCGACGCGCGGGCTTACTGGTGAGAAGGCGTTCGAGAGCGCGAGCTTCGGCGCGGCGCATGGGAATGCCGCCCACGTTCACCGGATCGGCGAAGGGCTGGGCGAGGGCGACGCGCACGGCGGCGAGGGCGGACGGGCAGCGTTGGCCCGCATTCTCGCGGACCTTGAGGCTGCTGCTTGGGAGAGGCGCTCTCATGCGGCGTCATCCGGTCCGAAGCCGTGCTCGCACTGCCAGCAATTGCACATCGGACCATGATTGGCGGGGGCGACAACACGCGTGGCGTTGAAGCTGACGCGGCGGCCGTTGAGATAGAGGCGGGGCAGTTTCATGCTGCGACGCCTGAAGTGGCTTCAAATTGGCGAAGAGCCGCGTCCAGCTTGCCAAGGCTTTGCAGCGTGGCACCGATGGGTTCGGGGTTTTTCTCGGACTGCTTCCAACGGCTGAACGTCGTTGGATGCACACCGGCCTTCACGCACACCTGCCGGATCGAAACCTTTGCGGCTTCGGCCCGGGCTTCCATGTCGGCTATGACTGTTTGCTGGTCCATGAGCAATGCATAGTAGCACGATTGCTAATCCGCAAGAGCAATTTTGCTACAAGATTGCTAATAGCGGTTTTGCTAACAGTCTTGCCGTGGAAACCGACAAAGAACTCATCGAGGGGCTGATCGAGCACACCGGCAAGACCGCGACAGAGATTGCGCGCGAGGCTGGTTTGGCCGTCACGACGCTCACTCGACCGCTAAACAAGCCGGTTAAACATCAGCTATCGAAGGCGACGCTTGATAAGCTCAAGAAGACCTTTCCCGCCTTCCCCGGGTTTGGAGCGGCGCCCGATATGATGCCGACCGATCCCGACCAGGATTACGTGCGCGTCGAGGTGCTGCCGACATTCGCAGGCATGGGCGGCGGTGGGACTGGCGACGATGATGTAGAGAATGCGCTGGTGCCACGCGCGTTGGTCGAAGATATTCTTCGCGGCACTCCGGCTGACTTCTTGCTGATCAACGTCCGCGGAGATTCCATGGAGCCCGACTTCCATCACGGGGACCAACTCCTTGTTGATCGCAGGGACACTAGCCCCGCGCAGCCCGGCTATTTCGCGCTATGGGATGGCGAGTGGGGCGAATACGTTGTGAAGAATGTAGAGCGCTCGCGGGCTGGCGAGATCCGCATTTTCTCAAGCAATCCGAAGTACAGCGCAGAGAGTGTGGCTACTGAGACCACGCGCATCATTGGGAGGCCTGTATGGTTCGGACGGCGGCTTTAGCACTCGCGCTTATGGGCTCGGCAATATCGGTTCCGGCACGAGCGGACGACTTGATCGAGACCGGAAATGGCTTCCTCAGCAGGTGTAGTTCGGAACGCAGAGCAGCTGATTTCAGCACCGGGCTTTGCCTTGGCTATATTTACGCATTTAGAGAAAGCGGAGTTCTGCTTCAGCAAAAAACCTATTGCCCGCCCGACGGTGTCACTAATGGTCAAGTCTGGGATATTTTTCTCTCGTACCTACGCAGCAACCCTCGCGAACGCCATCTCCCAACTGTAATCCTCCTTTCCTCCGCGATGGCCGAAGCCTACCCCTGCGCAGAATAGAATTAGCATTATTGCAAATTCAGGCTTGCACTAAGTAGCAATCCTGCTAATACGGCTCCCAACGGAGCCCGCGGCCGATCGCCCTCGAGCTCCTGCCACTTGGCAAAGGAGCTTCGGCATGAGTGCAATTTCCCCCACCGGTCGGCCTTGGCAGGTCAAGCACGACTACGACCTTGAGGGCTCGACCACCATTATCGGGAACGTCGACGGCGAAATCATCGACGGCACGACCTACAACTCTTTCGATTTCGTCTGCAGTACGCTCGACGAGATGGATGATAGCCAGTCGCGCTCGATTGCGGTGGCCAATGCGAAGTTCATCGTTCGCGCGGTCAACGGCCATGACGCGAAACGACGCCTACTGCGCGCCTTCATCGAATGGTCCGAGCGTGTCGATCAGGACGCGGACTGCGAATATCTCAACGGTAAGGGCTGGGAAGACTTCGACGCCCTGATCTCGACCGCCATGGGCATCCTCGCTGGCGACAGCGCAGGCGGTGCCGCATGACCGCCCCCGCCACCTTCACCAAGGCATCCGTAGCTGACTGGCATATGGAGCCTGCCCCCGCTGCAATCCTCGCATCGGTTGATCCCGAGCAATTCATCGAACGCAAGACCGTTGCGATTACCCCGCGCGGCGTGTCGGGCGATGTGGTCGAGGTTTACGGCACGACCGACCGCGCTTGCGAGCAGCGGGAGATGCTGGAGCAATACCGCAAGGCGTGGATTGAGCGCCAAGTCGGCATGACCGAGAAGGCAGCTATCGAAGCCGAGATACAGGGCGACAACAGCTACTTCATGCAGATGGTCGAGCTTACGGGCGTGATCCCGAGCGTGTCGGCTGTGCTTCGTTCTGCGTTTGGGGAGCCTGACAGGTTCGTGACGCCGCGTGTGGCTCCGGCGGGAGTGTCGTGATGGATATAGACGACCTCGATTACGACGATGGGGACTGCGCCAACTGCGGCGGCGAGGGATTTGTCTACGGATGCTCGTGGGATTGGCAGTGTGACACCTATGACGAAGGGGAGGGCACATGCCTCTGCACCAGTCGCTGCGAGTGGTGCAATCCCCCGTCCGCAGACGAGATAGCAGAACGCCAGAAGCTCCGAGACATTCTGGCGACCGCCCTAGCCAAAGACAAGATAGCCGAGCTGCGCACCCCCACAAGTCAGGAGACAGATCATGCAGAATGAGAAGGATATGGATGCAGGGCGTCCGAGCGGGCTTTCGTCCTGCGGATCGAGCCAGCAAGCTGTCTCGCCGGTTCCCGCTTCAATCCCTGACGCGTGGCGGTGCTTCCATTGTGATGCTGTGTTCGACAACCGGCGCGACGCGGAGGCCCATTTCGGGCGCACTGAAGACAGCAAACCCGCATGTCTGATTAAGGCGGGAGCGGAAGGATCGTTGGTTCGCGCGTTGCGACGGGCCGAGAACGAACTGGCTGAGGCATGGTGGATGATCCACCAAGAAAGCACGGAAGCGGCCCGCGCCTATTGCGCGCAGCAAATCCGCCACCGTGAGCAGCTTATGGCCGCAGAAGAGGCCGGATACGAACGCGGTTTGTCAGATGCTCGCCAAGAGTTTCTGACAAATGCGCAAGCGATTGAAGCCCGCAGGGCCGAGACGGGCACCGGCTCGGTTCACGAAAGCGCGGTCGGCAACGCCGATGCGTCCAACTCCGGTCGGGAGGACAGCCATGCAGGATAATGTGACGCAGGCGGTCAAGAACGCCGCAGATGGCGTCCTCGCGCCTTTGTGCGAGAAGGTCGGGCGCTTCATGCTCGAAGACCCGGAGCGCGATGCCATTGCGACAATGGCCGATTACGATGTGGTAATCCCGTTCAGCCGGTTCCGAGACCTCTACGACGCCACTGACGAGGCCCGCCTCGCCTCCACAACAGCACAGACCGAAGCAGTGCAAAAGCTGGTGGATGCGTTGGAGGCCGCTCGCATAGAACTGGTGGCGCGCGGCTGTCGCAACAACGGGACGATGGACTTGGTGGATACCGCCCTCGCAGCCCACCGCGAGAGCCAGCCATGAGCATCCGCCAGCAACACCGCCAGGACGAACATGCGTCCGCCGAACTGCGCGAAAGCATGTGGAGGCAACGCGACCGCGACAAGGCCCTTCGCTTCCGCCTTTCCGATTACCTCAACGACAGGAGCATTCTTCGATGAACGCTGTCCGACCGATCCGCAGGGCCGAGAAGGCCGTAACCTATCGCGCATGGCGGCTGACAACCGACCACTGCACCGCGCTTCCGCTGGCAATCGACGAGTTCAGCCTGGGCGAAGCGAAGGAAGCAGCCACCGCGTTCCTGAACCACAAGGACACGCTGCTGATCCATGAGAGCATGGACGGGGAAACCTACGGGCGGCTGTTCACCTTCAACGTGGTCAAGAAGGCCGCGCAGTATCGCCGCAACCCAGACACCGGAATGACCGAGCGGTTTACGCCGCTGGCGCTCAAGGACGGTTTCGCGCTGGCGATCCGCGACTTCAACCCAGACAGGCCGTTCGACGCCTTTGCCGACGATCCGGTGGGCGTGGACCGAACAATGGTGCGGCAATGACCTGCACCTCGCAGAAGGTCCGCGAGGATATTGCTGCAATGACACCCAGCGAACGGGCGCGGCTCAATGCACTTTGGGAGAATGGATGATGGCGAAGGATGATTGGACCCCCGCGTCGATCATGGCCCCGTTCGGCAAGAACGACGAGATGGTCGGAGAAGCTGAGGTCGTTGGCTGGCGCTCCGGCAAGTGGTTTCTCGACTATCGTGCCGATGAGGATGCAGACGGCCTCGTTCACGGGCTTTGGGCGCTGACGCACATCCCCACCGGCTACCTTTGCTGCTCGGTTTATGGTCGCTTGGCTTTCGCCAAAGAGATCGCAGCCGAGGTCAACCAGTGGGGCGACTGGGATGTGGTGGATGATCCAACCGCCATTCGGGACACTTTCACCGAGAAGGCAAGGGGCACAGCCCGCGAGCATGGCGCTAAGGTGCGCTTCGGCAGACCAGCGTTGTGGTCGCAGATCACAATGGAAAGCAATCGGAGGGCCGCAGCATGACCCGCGCCCACAAGCCCCGCCTTGTCAAAGCCGGTGCCGAGCCATCGCTTAGCGAGCAGATCGCCGCCTACCGGCGCATCGAGCGCGAACAGGCGACGCTCAAGGCAGCGATAACCGCGCGAGGACGCAAGGCAGCAGAAGCGGACGGACGCAAGTTGCTTCCGCGCTTCGAGGATATTTGCAGAGAGTTTGGAAGGAACGCATGATGAGCGAGGAACGGATCTGGCTTTGGAAAAACTCCGAAGAGGGGAAGCCCGAGTATGTGGCTTACGACAATCCGTGGCCAATCGGCACCGATCATGACGACCCGCTAACCCTAGGTGAACCGGCAGGCTGGGCCTACCTCAAACCTAGCCGCGACGGGTCTGCCGGGCGCACAGAAGAAATGGCCGAGGCTGGGTGCCTCCGGGCCTCCCGCCCAGCACCAAAGGCTGACGGGCAATGGACGCAAGGCGTTACTCCCGATGGCCGTGCTTACATTCAGGACGAGGACTTCACCTACGACGCCCGCCTGTATGTCGATGGGGACTTCCCGAGCGAACAAGCACGCGCGCATTATGTGGACCGCATCCTCGCAGCACTCAAGGATAGGGATGTAGTGCTGGAAGAACTGCTGCGGGAATGCCGTGGGCGGATCATCAACGACCAGGCCCACCCTCACGCG